GCAGTGACCACCGGGGGGATCCCGGCTTTTGCAATCCTCGACGAGCTGCACCTGATGGCCGAGCGGCATTTTGCGGCGCGGGTGATCGGTCAGATCCGAGGCGGGATGATCACAAACGCGCGTAGCTTGCTGGTGATCATCACGACGCAAAGCGAAATCCCGCCCCAGGGGATTTTTAAAAGCGAGCTCGAATATGCGCGCAAGGTGCGCGACGGCAAGATTGTCGAAGATGTCCGTATGCTGCCGGTGCTCTATGAGTTTCCGCAAGAAATGCAGGGCGACGAAAAGCAGCCTTGGAAAGATCCGGCAACCTGGGGCGCGGTGCTGCCAACTCTCGGCCGGTCGATCACGATCGAGCGCCTGATCCCCGAGTTTCGCAAGGCGGCCGACACCAGCGCCGAGGAGCTGGCACGGTGGGCAAGCCAGCACTTAAACATCGAGATCGGCCTCGGGCATCACACCGGCGGCTGGGTCGGTCAAACCTACTGGCCGAAAGCCGCAGATCCGGAGCTGAGTTTAGAGGCGCTTCTCGAAAGCTCGGAAGTTGCGACGATCGGGATCGACGGCGGCGGCATGGACGATTTGCTCGGCCTCGCGGTTCTCGGCCGGCACCGGGAAACAAAGCGCTGGCAACTTTGGGTCGCGGCATGGGCGCATGACATCGTGCTCGAGCGGCGCAAAAACATTGCGGCGCGGCTGCAGGATCTCGAGCGCGACGACGCGCTCACGATTTGCACGCATCCGACGCAGGATGTCGATCAGCTTGTCGATATCGTTTTGCGGGTTCACAGCGCCGGCATCTTGCCCGAGCGCGGCGGCATCGGCCTCGATCCCGAGGGTGTTGCGGCGATCGTGGATGCGCTGCAGGGCGCGGGCATTCCGCACGATACGCTCGCCAGCGTCACGCAAGGCTACAAGCTAAACGGTGCGATCAAGGGCACCGAACGCAAACTATTTGACGGATCCCTGCGCCATTGCGGCCAGCCCTTGCTGGGCTGGTGCGTTGGCAATGCCAGGACCGAGGCAAGGGGAAACGCGGTGATTGTCACAAAAGCAGTAAGCGGCGCGGGCAAGATTGATCCGCTGATGGCCGCCTTTAACGCGGTGTATCTCATGAGCCTGAACCCGGCCGCTGCGCGTCGGGATTTGTCGGCGTTCCTGTCAAATCCGGTGATGTCCGTATGATCGGCCGCGCACTCAAAGGAGCCTGGGCCGGCATGCGCATGGCGCTCGCCGAGGGGCAAAGCGGCTGGGAGAATGTTGATCTCGATGCGCTGCGCGCGGGCGGCGGTTTTAAAAGTCACGCCGGGCAACCTGTCACAGCGACAACGGCGATGTCGATCTCTGCCGCCTGGTCCTGCGTTAAAAGCAACTCGCAGCTCGTCGGATCCTTGCCGCTGGCCTTGTATGAGAAAGACCGCAACGGCAAGCGGGTGAAGATCGAGGATCCTCTCGCCGAGATCCTGACGGTATCGCCTAACTCGGATCAAACGGCATTCGAGTTTTGGGAAAGTCAGGAAGCGCAAAAGCTTTTGCACGGCAACAGCTATGCCGAGAAACTTTTTATTGGCGATCGGCTGGTCGGTTTGCGGCCGCTGCTCGACACAACGCCGGTGCGCAACGCAGATGGCCGGTTTGACTATCGGTTCCGCGACCGGGGCAAGATGTACACGCTGCCGGCGAGCAAGGTGTTTCACATGCGCGGCTTTGGCGGCGGTGATGGCCTTGGCCTCTCGGCGATCAAGCATGGGGTGCAAAGCTTCGGATCCGCTTTGGCGGCGGATCAAACAGCCGGCACCATGTTTAAAAATGGCATGGTCGCAAGCGGCGTTTTGAAATCCGGTCAGGTGCTCGATGCAACGCAACGCGGACAGCTCGAGAAGATGCTCGATCGGTACACGTCGAGCGCCAAGGCCGGCAAGATTATGACGCTTGAGGCGGGACTCGAATACCAGCCTTTGCAGATCAATCCCGAGGATGCGCAGCTTTTGGAGACGCGCCGCTTTCAAGTCGAGGATGTCTGTCGCTGGTTTGGCACGCCGCCGGTGGTGATCGGTCACGCGGGCCAAGGTCAAACAATGTGGGGATCGGGCGTCGAAGCGATCATGCTGGCGTGGCTGACCTTGGGCATCAATCCGCAACTGCGCCGCAACGAAGCGCGGATCCAGAAAGATCTGATCCCGCCAGGCAAGCGCGGGCGCTGGTATGTCGAATGGAACCGCGAGGCGATGCTGCAAATGGACAGCAAAGCAAAGGGCGAGTTCCTAAGCAAAATGACGACTACCGGAATTATGAGCCGGGACGAGGGTCGCGACAAATTGAACCTGGCGCGCCGTGGTGGTGCTGCCGACGAATTGACGGCGCAAACAGCCCTCGCGCCGATCGACAAACTTTGAAGGATCCGCACCAATGAAAAAACGCAATTTGCCTTCCGCAAAAGTCTCTGCCCGGTCGGGCGTTTCGTCGGATATTTCGCCCAAAGCTTTGCAGCGCTGGTGCCCCGAGGTGCGCGCTGCGCTCGATGGGGATCAGCCGACAATCTCGGTGCTGGATCCGATCGGCGCGGATATGTGGGGCGATGGGGTTACGGCAAAGCGGATCGGCGCAGCTCTGCGCGCGATTGGCTCGGTGCCGGTGACGGTGAACGTGAACAGCCCCGGCGGCGACTATTTCGAGGGGCTGGCGATCTATAACTTGCTGCGCGAGCATCCCGAGCCTGTAACGGTCAACATTCTGGGGATCGCGGCCTCGGCCGCTTCGGTGATTGCCATGGCCGGCGACGAGGTGCGCATCGCGCGCGCCGGGTTCTTGATGATCCATAACACATGGATCGGCGCGGCCGGCGATCGGCACGGGCTACGCGAGGTTGCCGATTGGCTCGAGCCTTTCGACGCGACGGCCGTCGAGATCTACGCGGCGCGCACCGGCATCGCGACAGCGGATCTCGCAACTATGCTCGATCGCGAAACCTGGATTGGCGGGCAATCCGCGATCGACCAGGGCTTTGCCGACACATTGTTGCCGGCTGACATGCTCGACACCGCCGACGAGGCGGGCACCGCCTCGATGCGGGCCGAGCGCAAATTTGACCTGCTCGCGGCGCGCGCGGGTCTCACAAATTCTGCGCGGCGCGAGCTGCTGCAGGATCTCAAGACCGGCAAGCCAGGCGCTGCCGGAAACGACACGCCGGGCGCTGTCGATGTTGAGCAGGGGCTTTCGGAGCTGCTGCAATCGTTCAAATCCTTTGGAAAGGAAAACTCATGAAAAAGATGATGATGCCAGCCGTTTCGCTGGCCGCCCTGGCTGCAGCAACGGCCATGCCTTCGGCGGTTGTCGGCACGCCCCGCATGGAAGCGGCCGGCGGTGTCGAGGCGCTGCTGAAGCAGGTGCAGCAAGAGCTGAACCGCGTCGGCGATGATGTGCGCCGCGCCGGTGAGGATGCGCTGAAACAGCAAACCAAGAACGGCGAAGTGACGGCCGAGGCGAAAGAGACGGCCGACAAGGCGCTGAAACAATACCACGAGCTCAACAGCGCCGTTAGCAATCTGACGGGTAAGCTCGAGGCGCTGGAATCGCGCAACGTGGATCTCGAGCAACACTATGCCGGCCAAGGCCGGGGCGGTGCCGGCGTTGTGTCAGTCGGTCAAGAGATCGCGAATAGCGATGATCTGAAAAATTACATCGAGCGCGGTGCGCAAGGTGGTCTGACGCTGCGCCCGACCAACGCAATCACAACCGTTAGCGGGGCGACTGGTGGGTTGATCGTGCCTGATCAGGATCGCCAAGTCACAAGCATGCCTATGCAGCGCCTGGCCGTGCGCAGCCTGTTGTCGCAAGCGACAACCGAAAGCGATCTGGTCAAATACGCGCGCCAAACGGTTCGCACGTCTGGCGCGGCTCCAACGGCCGAGGGCGGCACCATGCCCGAGCTGGTGGTCGAATGGTCGGCAGAAGAAGCGGCCGTGCGCAAGATTGCGGCGATCGTGCATGCCTCGGATGAAGCGCTCGCGGATGCCGGTCAGTTGCAAGCGTTGATCGACCAAGAGCTGCGCTATGATCTGGATCTTGAAGAAGAAGCGCAGATTATTGCGGGGGATGGATTGAATCAAAACCTCCTTGGACTGACATCGGTTGCCGCCTCTTTTGTCGCGCCTGGTGGCCTGCCAAACGAAACGCGCATTGATCGCTTGCGTTTGGGTCTGCTGCAAATCGCGCTGTCCAACAATGCGGCCGATGGTGTGACGATCAACCCCGTCGATTGGGCTGCGATCGAGCTGCTGAAAGACACCCAGGGCCGCTATATCTTCGGCAACCCGAATGAGCTGGCAACACCGCGGCTTTGGGGGTTGGATGTTGTTCCAACGCTGTCGCATTCGGTCGGCGAGTGGATGGTCGGCGCGTTCCGCATGGCGGCGACGATCTACGATCGCCAAGAGAATGAGATCCTGATCTCGAGCGAACACGGCACCAATTTTGTCGAGGGCATGAAAACCATTCGCGGCACCAAGCGCCTTGCTTTGGCGCATAAGCGCCCCGGTGCTTTGGTTACCGGCGACTTTACGTTCGCGCCATAAGTAGAGCGCCTTAACGGCGAGCAAACCAGGCTGCGGCAATGCGTGCCGCAGCCGATTGCAAACTTTCCTTTAGGGGGTTCCTATGCTTTTGAAATTGAAGCGCACACAAAAGACCATGATCGGCCGGCTGCTGATGGGTGAAACTTATCGTTTCGATAAGAACAATCCGAAACAGAAAGAGGTTGCGGCGAGCTTGCTCAAGCGCAGCATGGCCGAGGAAGTGGATGCCAAGCAGCACGCCGAGGATCTCGCCAAGGTCAAAAGCCTTGTGTCTCCGGATCAAGCCGCTGCTGACAAGGCCGCTGCTGACAAAGCCGCTGCTGACAAAGACGCCGCTGACAAGGCCGCCGCCGATAAGGCAGCCGCAAAGTGAGTCAGCTCACGATCGAAGATATCAAACGCCATTGCTCGGCGTTTGATTTTGACGACGACGACGCGCTGCTTGATGACTTGCATAAGCAGGCCGAGGAATTTGTGCAAAAGTATCTGCGCCGCGAGCTCGACATCGAGTTGCCGGGTGCGTGGCCCCTGGGCTGCACCGGCGCGGTCAAGATGCTGGTGGCGCATTGGTACGATCACCGCTCGGCCGTCTCGGAGGTTTCTAATTTCGAGGTTCCCTTTGGCGTGCGAGATCTGCTTGCCCCGTATCGGGATTTGAGCTGATGAAAGCGCCGCGCGCGGGCGAGCTGAAATGGGTTGCGCAGTTTCGGCGCGCGAGCCTGGTCGATGATGGCTTTTCAGATGTCGAGCAGTTTGCCGATCTCGGCACGACCAAGCGGGTCAAAAAGCTTGAGGTCAGCGACGGCGAGCGCTGGCGTGCCGCGCAAGTGAGCGCGACGATCACCGCGCGGTTCCAGATCCGCAGCACGGCATTCTCGCGCGATCTTTCCCCGGCCGATCGCTTGATTGTCGAGGGCGTCGAGTATGGCATTAATGGGATCCGCGAAATGGACGCCGGCCGCCAGCGGTGGCTTGAGATCTCGGCGACGGCAGAGATCAAAGCCGCGTCATGAGCATGACGGTCAAGCTCTCCGGATTTGCGGAGCTCGAGAAGAAACTCGACCAGCTCACCAAAGCAGCCGGCAAGGGTGTCTTGCGCCGCGCGCTGAAAAAAGCCGCGATGCCGATCGCCGATGCCGCAAATGATTTCGCGCCGGTCGGGGCAACGGGTGGCTATGCGCAATCCTTCAGTTACTCGACCAAGCTCACAAAGCGGCAACGCGGTTTGCATCGCAAGATGTTTCGCGACGACAAGGCCGCCGTCGAAGGGTTCGTCGGCACGTCAGATCCCGCCGGTGTCCAGCAAGAATTTGGCAATATCAATCACGGGCCGCAACCGGCCTTGCGCCCCGCATGGGATGGCGGCCGCGAGCAACTGCTCGAGGATCTCGGCCGCGAGCTCTGGACCGAATTCGAGAAATCAGCGGCTCGAGCTGCGCGCAAAGCGGCAAAGTAGGAAAGGAAAAATTGTGAAACTGCTAAACCCGTGCGCGTGGCGCGTAACTTTTTATAGCCGCGGTCTATGTGTTTCTGTTTTCCGAAACGGTGATTTCCGCCATTGGCACCGCGTCGGCCTGCGTGCCCGGTCGGGGGCAGCGTAACCGATGGAAGAACAGATTAGGGCGGTTTTGCGCGGCAATGTCGCTGTCGCAAGCCATGTTGCGCAGCGGGTCAACTTCGGGGCGCATCCCCAAGGTCAGCCTTTGCCGGCGATCGTGCTCAATACGGTGAGCGATTTGGAGGGCGTCACGCTGTCGGGCCCTAGTGGTCTGAGCGCCGCCCGGATCCAGGTTGATTGCTACGCGCCACAATCAGGCGGGGCCAAACTACTTTCCCGCGCCGTAAAGGCCGCCTTGCACGGATACAGCGGCGACGGGATTCAAGGTGTCTTTCATGCGGGATCGCGTGACAGCCGCGAGGGCGGAACGAATGAGGCCGATCGGCCCTATCGCGTTTCGCTCGATTTCACTCTCACTTACTCAACCTAGGAGGCTCTACACATGAGCAAACAAATTATCGCGTATGGGGCACTAGTTGAGCGCTCCATTGATAACGGCACAACTTGGGCCAAAATCCCAGAATGCAAGGGCATTGCAATCCCGATGGTCGAAACCGACTATCAGGATGTGACCAGCCTCGACAGCCCCGGCGGTTTCCGCGAATACCTCGAAGGCTTGAAAGATGCCGGCGTGCTTAGCCTTCCTTGCGGCTATACCTCGGCGGGGTATGCGCAACAGACTGCGGATAAAGCGCTTGGTGTGCCCGTGAAATATCGCACGACTTTGAAGCCCGCGGTCGATCAAAATACGGGTGACGTGTTTGAGTTCAGCGCGTTTCCGACGCCGCAGGTTGAAGGCGGTGATTTGGGCGCGCCCGTTGGCATGAACGTATCGCTGCGCACGACCGGCGATGTGTCCTGGGAAGCGGGGACACCAAAAGCATGACCTCTAAGCGCGGTACAGTAAGCTTTACAGCGGGGGGCGTGTCTTATCAGGCACGCCTTACCACAAACGCAATGATCCGGTTTCAAGATGCGACCGGGCAAAGCGTGATCGACGCCTTTGGGGCGATGGATGGCAAGAGCGCTGACATCAAAGGCATTCGGAATATTCTTTGGGCCAGCCTGGAAGGCGATCACACGCAAGAAAGCGTTGGCGATCTGATGGACGAAATCGGCTTTACCGAAGCCGGCCGGATCATCGGCGAGATCGGCCGTGCGGCTTTCCCGTCTGACGAGCCCGAGGATGGGGCGGCGGAGCAGGGAAACGGCAAAGCGGGCAAGAAAGCCCGCTAGATCAGGATCCGATCGACAGCCTGCTTTCGGATTGGCTGGCGCAGGGTCAAGATTATCTCTCGTTCTATGATCTAACACCGCGCGAGATTGTTTTGATCTTGCGCGGTGGTGTTGAAAAGGCGCGCGCCGAGAATGACATCGCGCGCCAACGCAACTATGAGCTCGCGACCCTGGTCGCGTATGCGTTTCATGATCCTGAAAAGATGCCGAAATTCGGCGGATCCGCGCAGGATGAAAAACAGGTTTCCGATGAAGTCGCGCACGCTCAAGTGCGCGGGTTCTTTATGGCCCTGGCGTCAAAATCTACCTGAAACCCCGTTTGCCAGATTGTTGCACTCATAAGCGGCAAGTTCATCCAGCCAGATGATCGGGGCGCGGTTCGGGCCATAGTTCGCAAGTGCGGGTTTAAAGCCCGTCATCCCGCCAAATCCGTTCTGCGCGTTCAAATTCACGCAATACGCGGTTTCGCCATTGGCGATTGCATAGGCTTTGACGCTTTGAAACTTCGCGCTGTCAGGGGCGCGGAGGTTCTCTTTTATGGCGGCGCGCACCTTGGCCGCCTCTGCAGCCGATACATTTCGCGGCGCTGCTGGCGTTGTTGCACAAGCGGCAACGGCCAAAACAGACATGGCGGCGGCGGTAATCTTAAAAAATTTCATTCGGCTTTCCTTTGGGGGTGATGCACATGGCACAATCAGTTATTGGCGCGCTGCGTGTCAACCTTGGGTTGGACAGTGCCAAGTTTAGCCGTGGATTGACGGAAGCCCAAAAAAGCATGCAGGCCGCGCGTAAGCAGTTTGCGGCCGTGGCTGGGGTTGCCGCGGCTATGGGGGCGGCGATCTCTGCAGCGGCGCTTGCTGGTGCGCGTGACATCGACCGTGCCGCGAAGTCTGCGCGCCGGCTCGATAGCACGGTCGGGGCCTTTCGCGCGCTCGAGCTGGCGGCCGGCGAGGCGGGGGTAAGCCTCTCTGGCCTGGCGAATGATGTCCAGACAATGAACCGCGAGCTTGCCAACGTGGGCAAGACAGGCAACGCCAAGCGCGCGCTCGATGCCCTGGGGCTGTCGGCCGGTGAGCTGCAGGGGCTCGATGCCGACGAAAAGCTCGCCACGATCGCGGATCAGGTGAAAAAGCTCGGCCTCGATGCGGGCCAAACGACCGCCGTATTGCGCGACTTGGGGATCCGCAATCGCGAAATGGCATTGCTTGTCCTGGGCGGGGGCGAGGCGATCCGCGCCGCGCGGGGGGATATCAAGGAATATGGCCTCGAGCTGAACAGCATTCAATCGGCCGGCATCGAGCGTGCAAATGATCAAATCGGGCGCTTGGGACTGATCACGCAATACGCGGGGCAACAGCTCGCGCTGACGCTGGTCCCTGCAATGGGGCAGCTCGCCGAGGCGCTGACAAACAGTTTGCGCGAGGGGGGCGCGCTGCGCGCCGTGATCGACGGGCTGATCGGCAACCTCGACAGGCTTGCGACTTATGTCGCGGTTGCGGTCGCGGGTTTCGGGGTGAAATACGTGGGCGCAATGGCAATGGCGGCGCTTTCGACGGCGAGCTTGTCCAAAGCGCTGATGTTTATGCGCGGTGCCTTGATCCGGACGGGGATCGGCGCGCTGGTGGTCGGTGCCGGCGAGCTGGTATATCAGTTTGCGCGCCTGGTGAAAGCCTCGGGCGGCTGGGGCAATGCGCTGTCGGCGCTCGGGGATCTCGCGGCCGGCGTTTGGCAAGGTATCCAGACAAGCGCGAGCGCGATCCCGCCGGCATTGGCGGCGGTTTGGAAAATGGTCGCGTCCAGCTTTTACGGCATGATGTCGGAGCTGCAAGAAAGCTGGTCGCGGTTCCTCGGCAACT